GCGGGCGTACACCAACTCTATTCCTAAGACCGGACAATGAGTTACCCACTGGATATCATTTACAGTAATATCTGCGGGAACACCATACCGCTTTGCGCGGCCACGCGCATCGTACACAAGATGCTGACGTGCGTTTTTCTGGCGGGAGTTGCGCTGGTATGCGGCATACTGGGCTAGATGAGCACGCCGGTATTCGTCATTGTTTGCCATGACGTAGGTATATACAAAACGGCGTAGACTGTCAAGCCTACGCCGTTTCGTTACTCGTAGTGGTTGTGGCTTACGAAGCCGGAGTGACTTGGGCCTGAACTAATGCCCTACCATCAACGACTTGGTATCCATAAACTTGCAACCCACGGAGGATTTGCCCAAAAGTTAATTCGCTTCTAAGCGTTTCAACTTTTGAAATCTGCGATGCAAATGTTAGCCCATGGGCATGGCCCGCGAAGATCGGCCATTCACCCGAGTTGAACTGGGCGCTGTCCGAACTGTTGTTCGGCAGCAAGTTGCTCACGTAGAGCGTGAAGCGGTCCACCATACCAAGGCGGCCGTTTCGAAGCATCGAAACACTGTCACCGCTCAAGTAAGCCTGACGGAGTTCCGACTGCTTGATCATGCGACCAGCCCAAGCCGGCATCACGACCCAACGCCCTACTTCCGGGATGTTCTGTTCGTCTAGGACCTGTCCCATACGCATCAGAACGTCAAGAAGTTCCACCTGACCGACGCCGGGGTTACGGGCAACGACCGCGAGCGAGCCGCCCTGAACGCCGAGGTTCAAGGAGCCAGTGATCGCGCCGGCCGCAACACCTTGGTTCGCGGTGGCCATCTGGCCGACGATACCGGACAGAACGTCCGTATCGACGGAAATTTTCAGTTGCTGTGCAGCGTCGTCGCTCCACATTGACAGAACGTTCAGATCGCTCTGAATTTCCATCACGTCATCGAGGATCAGCGAGAAGTACTTGCCGTTCCCGATGTAGAGTTCGACGGTGCCACCGGTCGGGCGATCCAGACCCAGAAGGCCGTCGGCCTCGTAGGTATGAATGTTGACCGTGGGCTTCGTCCGGATTTTCACCCGGTCGCCCTTGTTCTTGATTTCACCCTCGTAATCGGTGTTGCTGATGGCAGCCAGCACCGTAGAGGCGTAAAACTTCTCAACCAGCTTACCGGACCAAATCTCCGGAATAAACCCAGTGGCTTGTAGGTTGTTGCCTACCGAGCCTACCGGATAAATTGCTGGCGAGCTACCGGCTGATGCGCCGGGAAAACCAGTCGTCGGGATACCCATGGGTATAACCCTCCTGTTGTGGGAGGGCCTAGCCTCCCAAGTTAACGAACACGCCCTTCACGTTGGGCTGCGAATAGATCGCGCTCATGTGCGGCTGCTTCGTCCTCACGGCCTACATACTCGCCGCGGTTACGACGCGCGTAAAATTCCGCAATGTTGGCGCGGGTATAAACGGGTTTCTGATTGGCAGAGGTCGCTGTGGCTTGAGTGCCACCGCCAGACGGCTGCTCTCGGCCGGGGGTCGATAAGCTGGCCAGAGGGATCGCAGGTTGGCGTGCGGGCTGTGGGGCCGGCCGCGGCTGCGGGTCTGGCAGATGACCCGTGGCAGCTTCCTCAGACTGGAAGCCTTTGAAGAACGCGATTACCCGGGGAGCATGACCTGCCCGTAACGCCGCATTCAACAACTGCCCTCTTACCTGCCCAGAGTAAAGATCAGGTAAAGCGCACCACTGTTTGAAGCGAGGGTTGTCATTTATTGCCCGCCAATCGGGTACGGCCTGCTCCAGAGCGTCGTAAACGCCGACTGTCTGTTGCTGATTAAGCCGTTGTTTTAGCTCAAGATTTTCCTGCTCCAATTTAGACAGGGTAGGTCGAACGGCGTCCAGCGCGGCCCGCTTGGTGAAATCAACCAACTCAGGACCATAATTCTGTACGTCTTGATCCGTGATGGTTGGCTGCGGGGGTGCCGGTGGCTGCCGCTGCGCGTGCCGGCGAAGTTGCGCCTGCAACTGCATGTTCTGGTTTCCCAGTTCCATAAGTTGCTCTTGGATGGTCCCCAAGCTAAGCTGCGACTGCTCGTACCGGCCCTTCATGGACAGGTAGCGATGGTGCTCCGCTTCGGCATCGCCGACGGCGGTCTCCTTCGGCGCGGGCTGCGGGGGATCAGGTTGCGGCTGCACTTGCGGTGCGGGCTGCGGGGGATCGGGTTGCGGCTGCACCTGCGGTGCGGGCTGCGGGGGATCAGGGGTTTTTGCCGGTTCCACTGCCGCTACTGGAGCGGCATTATCGCCATAAACTTGTTTATGAATTTCGGCTACGCGGTCGGCTGCCGCAGTGACGTTTGCCGGTATCTTAACGCTGTCATCAATAGGAAGCTGATGATCCTTCGCGGCCATGACACTCTCCTTTGCGCATGCGGCTTACAGCGGCATGGGCGGTTGGTTCACTGCTCGTTCTCGGTCGCACTCGTGAAACATTCGTTGGAGCGACCGCATCTGCTTGGCGGCACCTTGCTTGCCCATAATTTCCGTTGGGGGAGCATCAGTTACCGCCACGGTAATTTCTTGTACTAAGGCGTCGAACTGCTTAAGAAAGTCTTCAAACTCGGGCTGTGCCATGCGTTTAAGCTTGGCGGCGGCCACGGCTAAAGGATTACGTTTGTTAATTAGTTCAGTAGGACCCGGCACTTACATTCCAATGCCCGGACTATCCCCCGATGCAAGATTTGGGTCCACGCCTGCCGAGGGATTGCCGGCAGGTTGAGAGACTGGCGTGGCTTTGGAGTAGTCATTCATGCTGGCGTCGGGCGCGTTCGCGAGCGCGTCCATCGCACCGCGGTTCGGCAAGGTCGTCGCCTGCGAGCCTTTACCCGCGTGCTTAACCACCTGACCACCTTTCGTGAGCGGCTTCATGTGCTTCTTGAACATCACATAATTCCTGTCGGGCTAGGGATGCTGGAGCGCGCCGGTGTTGCGCCGGGAGCCTTGCCGTAGTCGGTCGTGGAGGCAGCGCCCGGCTTAATGCGCTGCATCGGTTCGTTGCGGAGGGACGGCGGCCGGCTACCCAGAACCCAGTCGGGTGCCTTCCCCGCAGTTTTCATCTGCTTGGAGCCACCCTTGGCGCTGGAGAATGATAGGCCGCCAGCCATATGATTAACGGGCGCTGGTGATACCAGCCTGCGCAGCCGCGCTCGGGCTGTATCCGAACATCTTATTGGAACCGCCTTTGGCAAATTCCGCACCCGGCGCGCCTCCAGAAACTTCATGTGAAGTTTCGGCAGGCTTTTGGGTGCCAGCAGCCTGCTCACCGAACATCTTGGTCGTTCCGCCCTTGGCGAACTCAACGTCGTGGGACTTCTCGGTGGCCTGCGCCCCCGCGTCCCCGCCGCCCACCTTCACGGAGCCAGCCTCAAGCCGGCCCTTTTTGGCGAACTTGCCTTCCGACTTCACGTTGCTGTCGGACGCGCCCTTTTTGAAACCGTCGGCCATTGGAACCCTCCAAATGAAAAACCCGCCTTCTCGGCGGGTTCATCACAACAGGAGAGCGTAAAGGGAGGCTTAACGGCTATAGAGCGGGTGTGTCTTCGCCCACTCAACGAACTCCGTCACACCGGCATCAAGGAGCCACCGGGGCGTATAGTTCAGTTCTTCGGATGCCTTTGTCATGTCTGGGCACCGGCGTAATGGCTCAGATGACGGGTAGCTATCCGGATATGGCACGAAATTCAACTCGGTCCCCGGGATGATACGCTGAAACAATTCTCCAAGAGCACGCATGGAAATCTCGTTGTCGAAACTGCCGATGTTGTATGCCTCGCCGGGTTTGCCTTCCAGCAGAACCTTGATGAAGCCGACAAGGGCATCTTCAATGTAACAGAAGGTGCGTGTCTGCAAACCATCCCTGAAGATCGGGATTGGCCGCCCGTTCAACGCCTCGTAAGTAAACATAGGGATCACGCGCTTGTCCCGCGGCGTCATGCCCGGACCAAAGATATTGAACGGTCGAACTGTCTTCACCGGGACCCCGTACTTACTATGATATATAGAACAGAGAGTTTCACCGAGACGTTTGCTTTCGTCGTAGCACGCTCGCGGCCCCGTACAGGATACGTCGCCGTTGTATGTTTCCGGCGTCGGCACCACAGATGGGTCGCCATAGATTTCGCTCGAACTGAAGTACAGCATGCCTTCCAGATGGTCTTTGTTCTGAACAGCTAGGTCAAGCATGTTGCGCGTGCCTTTAACGGCTACGTCGATAGTCTCCAGCGGGTGCTCGCGGTAATGCACGGGGGACGCGATGCCGGCCGCCGATACGATGAAATGAACAGGTTCGCGCAGCGCACCGAGCGGCTGCGATACGTCGGCCCACATTTCCACCAGATCATCGTCGGATGCGCTCGCACGATATGACGTGTCGAACCCGCGGCGACTGCTGCAAATGAAGTTATCCACGCCGATAACTCGCACCTTCGGGTCCAGCCATGAGTTGAGCCGGCGGAACGCACCCATGAAGTGATGTCCGAGGAAGCCCGAGCTACCAGTGATCAGGACCGTCTTGCCGGCGAACCGTTCAACGTCGGGGCCGACTGCTGTGTGTAGGCTCACTTGAAGTCCTCCGGGGTGACGGCTTGTATCATTTTACCTTTGAAGCCGAGCCCGCGCCAGCGTGCCTCGATTTCGTTCGGAATATGCCAAGCAAGGTTCAGCAGCGCCTTATCGTACATGACGCTCGGGAAGGCGTCGGACAGGATCGGGATGCGTGTGCCGGGCACGTAGTACCCGATCTTTTTGGACCCTTCCTTTTCGAACACGACGGGCATTTCCTTCGGCGTCAGCCCAAGCAAGTTCACCAGCACAGACGC